AACTGATAGCACAAGTGCGCGTATGAAAGACCTTCAAACAGATATAGATGAAAGACTTCGACAAGTGTCTGATCTTACTCGTGAGACTGAGAAAGATGTGCGCGATACGATGCGTAACGTAGAGAATAGGATAGAAAGTGATATGGAAAAACTTGAATCCGATCTCGAAGAAAAACTGCAAAAAGCTTTGGACAATCCGTTAGCGGATTAAGGTACCAAAAATAAATCTTGACTTTGCAACTGGTATGGAGTAGAATCTCAAAATGGCTAAAGAAATTACACAAATATCGCCAGAAGGTCTCGAAGTGGCAAATGCTTACTTGCAGTTTGGAAACATTCGCGCAGTGTGTGAGTATATGCACGTACCAGAAAATCAAGTCGTTGAGGTTCTCAACAAGCGTGAAGTTAAAAAATATATTGATACAGTTTACCTTGATATGGGGTATCGCAATAAAAATAATATTGCTACTGTACTTGATGATATGATTGCAAGTAAGCTTGAAGAAGCGCAAGAAACTGGCGTATACTCTTCAAAAGATTTAGCTGACTTACTGCAGATGGCTCATAAAATGCGAATGGATGAAATCAAAGCGCAGACTGAGTTACTAAAAGCAGAAACTACAAATATTCGTAATCAAACGAATGTTCAAATTAACGATGCAGCTCTTCCATTTGGCCAAGGTAACTATGGCAAACTCATGGAAAAACTTCTCAGCGGAAATGAAGCCTAATAATAAAGAAAATGGACGATCTGGAAGAACGCGTACGCAATATAGAAATAGAGATGAGCACTCACGAATCTCAGTGCGAAGAGAGATGGAAAACCACCTTTAATCGACTGATGGATATCGAAGACTCATTAAAAAGAATCGAGAACAGAATTATGGTAAGTGCTGGCAGCCTTATCGTATTTCTCGCAGGAGTGATAGTAACATTACTCATGGGCCACTAGGTGCGACGGAAGCCGAGGTTATATCAAGCATATAAAGTATACGAGCCAATTTTTGACAAAGAGTATTTAAAAGATTTAGCGCTCGTCTGTTCCATAGGTTTTGTAATCGGCATCGGAGTAGGAATCATTGCATTCGTACTATAGGAAAAAAGAATGGATATAAGAATTTTTCATAAACACGATTCTTGGAGAATCACTGTTGAAAACGAAACTCGACTAATCGCAGAAGATTGGGATGAAGTGCACGCCTTCATGGAAAGGCTACTTCTTCCAACCCCCGAAGTACGTGATATGACTGCTTACGAAGCTAAGCAAGCTATGGTAGATGAGTTAGACCAATTTGAGGAAGACTTAATCGCCGAAGAAAAGGGAGAAAAGTAGTGCCACAAGGTAAAGGAACTTACGGTAAAAAGCGAGGTCGTCCTGCTAAGAAAGGCAAGGGCAAAAAGAAAAAAGGAATGGGCGGATTGACCGCGAAGCAAAAGAAACTTCCACCTGCATTGCGTAAAGCAATTATGAAAAGGAAGCGAGGATGAAGGTAAAAAAGATCTGCACGTGTTGCGGATGTAGTCCTTGTAACTGTGGATAGTATAGGGCCGATAGTACCAGTGACAAGTGTAAATACACACGTAGTCTATAAAACACAAGAAGGCCCTTATCCAGGAAGCACAAAAGTAACTACTACCACTTACGAAGTTACTACTTATGATAAGCACGGACGTCTTACCACAAGTACTAACGTGTACCAAAATGATTTTTTGGTATAGAGAAAACCATGGCTGTAAAGCGACGAGCTAAAAGAAAGGTAAGTAAGAAAAGACCTGTACCTACAAATAAAAAGCTTTATGCACGAGTCAAAGCAGAGACAAAGCGTAGGTTCAAAGTCTATCCTTCAGCGTACGCAAATGGGTGGTTAGTAAAAACTTATAAAGCACGAGGCGGTAAGTACCGCATGGGTAAGTAGATGGCTAAGCCAAAAGGCGGACTCACTAAGTGGTTTAAAGAAAGTTGGGTAGATATCTCTCGTCCTAAAAAGGGCGGGGGATACATGCCTTGCGGTCGTAAGACTTCTAAAAAGGGTAAGTACCCTAAATGCGTTCCGGCATCTAAAGCTGCTCGTATGACTCCAGCACAAAGACGATCCGCAATTACTAGAAAGCGCAGAGCAGGAAACCCTGGAGGCAAGCCGACTATGGTAAAAACTTTTACTAAGTCGAGGAGAATGAAGCGTGGCGGCAAAAAGAAAAGGTAAAAAACGCGACTCAAGATTAAAGAGAGCAGGAGTATCAGGGTTCAATAAACCAAAGCGTACTCCTGGTCATCCAAAAAAGTCTCACATTGTTGTAGCAAAAGTGGGTACAAAAATTAAGACAATTCGTTTCGGCCAGCAAGGAGCTAAAACGGCAGGGAAGCCGAAGGCTGGAGAAAGTACGGCTATGAAACGAAAGAGAGCCTCTTTCAAAGCCCGTCATCGAAAGAATATTGCAAAGGGCAAGATGTCGGCAGCATACTGGGCTGACAAGGTAAAATGGTAATGTTTGAAAAAGAAGTAGAAGAGCTTAATTCAACCTGGGCATATAAGTATGATCTTGACCAGTATGCCTCCAAAGATCATTGGAAGATTATGAAAGAGCATCCACATATTGGAGATTGTGAAGACTACGCTCTAACTCTTTTATGGTTAATCAGTGGTAAGTCTATGTGGAAGTTTTGGTGGAACCTTATTACTTTCAAAGCTCAGATTCGTAGAGTAATTACTCACACTGGCGGAGGACACGCAATTCTTCGTTACGGAGATCAATGGGCAGATAACTGGACTAAAAAGTTTGTACCTTGGTCGGAGATGGAAAAGCTCGGACACAAGAAATATAAGTGGTTCTACTGGCCACAAGATGTAGCTTTGAAACTTTTCTTGGCTAAGATTTCTAAAAAGAAATAAGGATTGCACATGGAAATGTTGTGGGATTTAGCTGTAAACTTTTGGCAATGGACTGTTTTTGGCGTTTTAGTACTAATTGGATTTATTTCTAATTTATTTGACGGACAAGGCAAGCACCGCGTAGGCTTTGAGTATGCAGAAATGCCACACATGAAGCCGTTGCCCATAGAAACAAAAGACAAAGGCTTTTTTAAAGCAATCTGGCATTGGCTGATGGGAGTTCGTCAGTGGGAAATCTGTGAGGATTTTCATTTTCAACTCAAAGGAAAATACTATATAGTGCCTAAAGGGTTTACTTTTGACGGCGCTTCAGTACCAAAGTTTTTAGCTATGTGGCTTTCTCCAACTGGAGTATTACTTATGGGCGGTCTTGTACACGACTACGCTTATAAGTATGCTACTTTAATGGACAAAGATGGAAATCATACAGGACGTATGACACAAAGTGACGCGGACAAGCTTTTCCGTGATATCTGTATTGAAGTGAATGGCTTCAAGCTGTTGAACTATCTTGCTTACTGGGCATTAGCAGCAGCAGGCTTTGTGGCTTGGAACGGCCATAAAAAGAGAGGAACTCATGTTGCGTAGAATCTTAGGAGAGCGTACTACTTGGGATGGTTTCGTAATTGTAGGTGTGTGCGGAGCTGTTATACTTTTTGGAGGCTTAGCTAAATTAGCTGCCTGGGCTGGTCTTGCGTATGGAGCATGGACTATTTGGAAAGCAGAATGAGCGAACATCATCCAGCAGACATAAACGGTGACGGAGTAGTTACGGATGAAGAACTTAAAATGCATCTTGAGTTTAAAAGAAAAGAGCTTGAAGATAAAGATGCACAACGGGATGCAATTAGAAAGATGGCATGGTTTTCGTTATTTGGCCTTCTTCTTTACCCATTTGGAATATTTTTAACTTCTATGTTTGGTTTAGAAAATGCGGCAAACTTAATTGCAGATATAGCACCAACATATTTTGCATCAATTGCAGTACTTGTTTCAGCTTTCTTTGCAGCAGACGCAGTAGGTAAAAAATGATCGCAATGTTAAAAATGCTTCCTCTTCTCGTAGTTATTGCGGGAGCAGGATATGGTTATCACAATGTAGTGGTTAATCAGAAAGAGGCAAAAATATCACGGCTAGAGGCGAATGCTGTAACTCTCAAAGAGAATGCAGCGCGTCTCGAAGCCGCGTTTGATGTAGAAAAACTTGCACGAGAAAAAGCAGAGAAAAATTTACAAACTCAGCTAAAAGCAGTAACAGAGTTAAGTGCAAAAAATAATGAGATGCAAGCAGAGATGGATGACTACTTATCTATTTTTAAACGTCATGATCTCACACGCCTTGCTCGTGCAAAGCCGGGGTTGATTGAACCCAGAATTAATAACGGGACTGCACAAGTTTTTCGAGACATAGAAGAAGCTAGTAAGGAGATCGCAAATGCGGATTCTACTAATTAGTTTATTACTATTAGGAGGTTGCTCATGGATTCCTCGTCAGGAACCCTTACCTCCACCAGAACCAATTATTAAAACTGTAACGGAGTATAAAACTCTCGAAATTTATCAACCTCCGTTACCAAAAGAAATCGCTCTTCAAGATGTAGAGTTCTTTGTAGTTACAGAAAGAAACTGGGAAGAGCAAGTAAAGAGGCTTCAAAAGCTTCAAGACGGTACTTATGTGTTGTTTGGTATTACGCCCCAAGACTATGAAAACATGGCGTATAATTTACAAGAATTGCGAAGGTATATAAGGCAGCAAAAAGAAATTATTATATATTATCGTCAAGCTACACAAGGTGATGAAGATACAGATTCAGAAGATTGGATAGAGAAAAATAAACAAGTTATATCTGATCAACAACCAGAGTAATCAACAATGGCTGTAGAAATTAGCAGAGCGGATATTATATCCGAGGAGTTTTTAGATTTACAATCTGAGGCACGCTTCTTAAAGCTCCCAGTAAGTGAGTATTTAGATTTATTGGGAGTCACTCCTTTACCTTCTCAGGTAGCTATAATAAATGCGATAAATAATAATAAATATCGTTTTGTCTGTGCAGCAGTAAGCCGTAGACAGGGCAAGACTTATATCGCAAACATAATCGGGCAGCTAGTGTCACTAGTTCCCGGGTCCAACATTCTAATTATGTCCCCCAACTACTCGCTGTCTCAGATTTCTTTTGACTTGCAGCGCAATCTCATAAAGCACTTCGATTTAGAAGTAGCAAAAGATAACGCAAAGGATAAAGTTATTGAGTTAACGAATGGGTCGACAGTTAGGATGGGCTCAGTAAACCAGGTTGATTCTTGTGTGGGAAGAAGTTACGACTTAATTATATTTGACGAAGCGGCGTTGGCAGACGGACGCGATGCGTTTAATGTTGCACTTCGTCCAACGTTGGATAAGGATAATTCTAAAGCTATCTTTATATCAACCCCTCGGGGCAGGAACAACTGGTTTGCAGAGTTTTTTGATAGAGGATTTAATGATGAATTTCCAGAGTGGTGCTCGATTCGAGCGACTTATAAGGATAATCCGCGCATGTCTGCTTTGGATATTGCGGAAGCTAAAAAAAGTATGTCCGACGCTGAGTTCCGTCAAGAATATGAAGCGGATTTCAATACTTACGAAGGTCAGATATGGAACTTCAAACACGAAGAGTGTGTCACCAACAATGAGGCATTGGATATCACTGGTATGGATGTATTTGCTGGCCTTGATGTCGGTTACCGTGATCCTACTGCTTTCTGCGTAATTGCTTATGATTGGGACAACGAGCAGTATCATGTACTTGCCGAATATCTTGATGCTGAAAAGACAACGGAACAACATGCCCTCAAAATTCAAGAATTTATTGATATCTACGATATTGATTACATTTACATTGATTCTGCTGCTCAGCAAACTCGATTTGACTTTGCACAAAATTACGACATCAGTACTATCAACGCTAAAAAATCCGTACTTGATGGAATTGCACATGTAGCCGGTATAGTAGATAACGATAAACTACTTGTAGATCAACGTTGCGGCGAAGTTTTGTCTTGTTTAGATCAGTACCAGTGGGATCCAAATCCAAACTTGGCTAAAGAAAAACCGAAGCACAATCGCGCGTCTCACATGGCTGATGCACTAAGGTATGCATTGTATTCATTTGAAACAAGTCAGACTGGGTTTTAATGAGACCTACAAAAAATAGTGTTTGACAATTTATGTTAAGGGAGCTATAATTCCAAATATGAAAAAGCTCAAAAGAGATCCGATAAAATATATTCGGGACAGAGCCAAATCAAAGTATGAAAAAGGATCGTCGTGTGAAATTTGTGGAGATACGGTCCAATTAGATTTTCACCATTTTTATACTCTTGCCCCTTTGCTGAGGGAATGGTTAAAGGAAAAACAAAAAGAACGCCCAGAACATTATACTGACGAATACATAGTTATCTGGCGGGACGAATTTATAGAAGATAAGTGGGCGGAGCTTTATAACGACACTGTTACTTTGTGCCACAAACATCATTTAGAGTTGCACAGACTTTACGGTAGAAATCCACCCTTAGTCACAGCAAAGAAGCAAATGCGCTGGGTAGAGATTCAAAGAGAAAAACATGGCATGGTATAACTTTTGGCAGAGCGAAAAAGCTGATATAGAGGAGAAACTAAATCCCGCTCAGCCCTACTATGACCATAAAACAGAGCCCTCTCGAGAAAAAGTAGTAAATTACGAGAGAGCCTATGAAGACCTCGAAATTGTTAATAGAGGCGTAAATTTAATTGTTGACGATGCATCGGAAATTCCTATCGCCGTCAGTGGACAAGTTCAAGGCATGTCTAGTGTCGTAAAAGGTATTAAGCGTTCACGAGTAGACCTTTTATTGAATAAAGAGCCGAACCCTTTTCAGGACATTAGCACTTTTCGCCGGAACTTAATTACAGATTATTTGTTGGATGGTAACATCTTTATTTATTTTGATGGTGTACATATGTACCATCTTCCAGCAAACAAAGTAACTATTCATGCAAGCGATACTACTTATATTGAAAAGTTTACATTTAATGAGCAAGTAAGCTATAAGCCAAGTGAAATTATTCACGTAAAGGACAACTCTTTCTATTCTATATATCGAGGCGTTTCACGCCTAAAGCCCGCACTCAGAACAATGATACTAATGAGAAGTATGCGGGACTTCCAAGATAACTTCTTTAAAAATGGGGCCGTTCCAGGTCTTGTACTCAAGTCACCGAATACCCTATCAGAGAAGATCAAAGAAAGAATGATCCAGTCTTGGTCAGCTCGTTATCGACCAGACGCAGGCGGTAGACGCCCTCTTATTTTAGATGGCGGTATTGAGATAGACTCTTTTGCAAATGTTAATTTTAAAGAGTTGGATTTCCAGAGTGCAATTGCAGAAAACGAAAAAATTATACTAAAAGCACTCGGCGTACCTCCAATTCTTTTAGACTCAGGGAATAATGCAAACATTCGACCAAACATGAGAATGTATTACCTTGAGACAATTCTTCCCATTGTACGAAAGATTAACTTTGCAATGGAAAGACACTTTGGATTTAAGTGCCAGGAAGACATTACAAATATTCCAGCACTGCAGCCAGAATTACGAGATCAGTCGCAATACTATTCTGCACTGGTCAATACTGGGATTATTTCTCCCAACGAAGCACGAGATGCTCTTGGATTCGACCCAGTAGAAGGATATGACGATCTGCGAGTACCTGCAAATATTGCAGGAAGTGCCGCAAACCCAGACGAAGGTGGACGACCGCCCGAAGGAGATGAAAGTGAGGATTAGAGGACGTAAACAAGCATTAGACGCTCTTGTAATGTATATGATGGAAAAAGGCAAGATACTTACTCGACATGAGTATAGCAAAGAATCTGATGTGCCTCTCCGAATTGGACAAGTTGATAACTTTTTTGGTAATTGGTCTCGATTTGTTACTATTATGGAAAACGACTATCCTGAAGCGTGGGCAGAAATTCACGCTCCAGAACCCGAGCCAGCTCCCGAGCCAGCTCCCAAACCTGCTCCAAAGAAAAAAGCTGATCCGCTTGAATCTTTGAGCAAGGCTGCAAAAGCAGAGAAGAGTGAAGACTAATGGAAAAGATTTTTAATCTTACCTCTACC